GATGGCATCAATTGATGACTTTTCTATTGTAGTTGATCCGGCTTATCTTGGCACTTATGTATGCACTCGCGAATTCCATGCACCGGAAGAAGAGCCAGCTGTTGATATGTCAGGAAAGATGGCCGTAGAAATGGCAATGTTTGAATTGGAAAACCTTTAAAAATCTATAAGGATATGAGCAAAAACAACTTGAAAACTCGCTTTGCCGAGGTTAAGCAGCAGATTATGGATATCTATTCTGCTGCAAAAGCTGAGAATCGTGGTTTGACCGATGCTGAGTCGGCAAATGTTGAGATTCTCAAGAGAGAAATGGGTGAAATCAATGCTGACTTTATGATTGAGTCTGCTGAGAGAGCTGCTGCTAGAGTGGCTGGCGCAACTCATTCAGAGTCTAGAGCAGCTGAAATGCGTTCACTCTTCGCTAACTCAGTTCGTGAGGCCATCAAGAATGGCGGTACCGACAATTCTATCCAGCTCCGCGCTTCTGCTCTCATTGACAAGGCAGATGCACAGCCTCTTGTAGCGCTGACTATCGGTGACATTATCGGCCCACTTGAGAAGGGTATGGTACTTGACAAGGTAGGATGCCACATTCAGACCGGTCTTACTGAGGATTGGGCTTATCCGGTTGTAGAGGCTGTAGAGGCTACAGTTGCTGGTGAGTCTGTTGCAATCTCTGACTCTGACATTGAGATCAGCGCGGTTAAGCCTACACCACAGCGCGTGGCTGTGACTGTGCCTGTAACTCGCACAGCTCTCGCAATGACTGATGAGCGCCTTTATGAGATCGTGACTAGCTCTCTTCAGAAGGCTATCCAGCGCACACTCAACAATTGGATGTTTGCGCGCACAGCAATCGCATCAGGTATCAATGGTCTTTTCGTAAATCCTACAACCGTTAAGAAGTTCACCGGTGCGCCTACATATGCTGATGTGTGTGGCCTCGTGGGAGCTGTTGATGGAACAGGCATTGTGCCTTCAGCAACAGCAGCATTCGTAATGAATAACGCAATGCGCGCTACTCTCAAGTCAACACCAAGAGTGAATGGCGGTGAGCGCATGATCATTGAGAATGACATGATTGATGGCGTTCCGGTATTCGTTACTGAGTATGCTTCTGAGGGTACAATTGAGTATGGCTATTTCAGCTATGCGCTTGTAGGTCAGTTCGGTGATTCAACTCTTATCGTAGACCCATACACACTTGCGAAGAAGAATCAGGTGCAGTTCACTCTCAACTCATTCTGGGATATCAAGCCAGCGCGCGCACAGGCATTCGGTGTGCTTGAGGCAAACGCATAAGCAAATCTTGACTTGAGAGTTGCCTAAATTTGGCAACTCTCTTGCACAATAGGCAAATGTATGGCAACAGGCTCGTTTAGTAAGGATGAATTAGTTTCGGTAGATTCCGAGGCTATTGAGCAGAGATTGGCAGAGTTGGACATGAAGCAGCCGGAAATCAAGAAGTCATTGAAGTCCGCTGTCCGCAAGTCACTTAATGTCATCCGTTCAGCGGTGCGAAAAGGCGCTGCTTCCGTTACTACGAATGCCGAGAAGAGGCGCAAAGGCGTTGGTTTGGTTGTATACAAGAATGGCTCCGGTGGCCAGGTCAATATCTATTCGCCATTTCAGCTTTCCAATTCATCCGGAAGGGGAATCTTTATCCTTCGCTGGCTGGAAGAGGGAACAAAGGAAGGAATAGGTCGCAATGGCCGTAAGCATGGAGCAACACCAGCAAAACCATTCTTTAACGCAGCTGTTTCATCTTCAATAGGGAAAGCCGAAAGTGTATTGTCTGACAATATCCTCAAATCAATAGAAACTGTAGCATCAAAAAGGAAATGAGACTTAGCATTTCAAAGCATATTCATGCAGCATTGTCCGCATCAGCCGACATTCAGAATACTATTGGAAAGAATAAGATTTTTCCGATAGCAACTAAGAATGAGGTTGAATTCCCTTTTATCGTGTATGAGAGGGATAATGTAACACCGCGTTATGACAAGTCAGGTGCATCGGTGACTGATTCATTAGTCAATGTTTATGTGCTGGCTGAAAGTTATACCGAGAGTCTTGACATTGCAGAAATGGTCATTAAGGCATTGGAAAGAAAAGATGCTGTGTATAGTGAATTTGAGGTCATTGGAGCCACAATGCAAGGTGCAAGTGAGAGTTACACAGCCAATACATTTGTGCAGCAGATATCATTTAATTTTATGACAAAATCGTTGTAATATGGCAGAGAACGGAAACAAAAGGAAGATGTATTTGACCGATGGTCAAGGCACCGGCACATTTACATGGGTAGCTGGTGAAACCAGCTCTAATCTCAGCCTTCAGCGCAATATGATCGAGACTTCTGACAAGAGTTCAGAACACGCGACATTCGTGGCTGGAAGGCAGAGCGGAACAGCATCGGCGACAGTCAATCTTGATGATTCAGCAACCGAGAGCCAGCGCAAGATGGTGAAGGCCTTCCACAATGGCCAATCTATCTTTGTATTCCAGGGTGAGGTAGGAGAAGGCAATGCGCCTCTCAATGGCACCGCATATGAAGCGCTGATTTCCGGTCTTGATCGTGATTATCCTGATGATGGCGTGGTGACTGCAACTTTCAATCTTCAGCTCACCGGCGCACCGGTGGAATATCCTACAATTTCGTAGTATATGAAAACAATAAGATATTGTTCAACAATCAATGGTGTGGAGACAGGAATGCTCTTCACACCTAGATTGTTTGAATTCAAAACACCATCTATGGATTTTTCCGGTGGTGATGCAACTAAGGTGGCTGGAATGTATGCAGATATTGCATATTGTGCAGCTCTTAACTATTGGACATTAACCGACCATGATGTCGAAGATTTCAAGTTGACAAGACTTGACTTCCACGAATGGTCAGCTACTAATCCGGCTGACTTTGGTAAGATGATAAGGATAGCCGTAGAGGCAATCACAAATAAAAGCCTGGATGAATTGCTCAAGGCGGAAAAGGACAAATCATCTTCCGATTCCGAGGATGTAAAAAAAAAGCCTTCGATATCAATTATTCAAAAATTGAAGCATTCTTGGTCGGCTATTGTGGGATGTCGCAGAAGCAAGCAGCTCAAACATCCGTAGGAGAATACTTGCAAAGGCGCTATGCCTACGAAAAAAAACAGCAGCAAGAATGGGAAAGAAGCAGATGGATGGCATATTGCATTGTTAGTCCGTTTATGGGTAAGAATAAGCCAAAAACGCCAATGCAATGGATTAAGTTTCCGTGGGAAAAGCATCAGACTGCATCAATGATACCAATCAATGAGTCAAAGCAGATGGCTCTAGATGATATATTTAAAGACTTTTCAGCGCGTAAAAATGCTAGATAAATGGGTAAGATAGGTGATCTCATAGTAAGGCTTCAGCTAAAATATCAAGACTATGAAAAAGGCTTGAAAAAGGCTGATAAAGATACCAAAGGCTTTGCTTCCGGTCTAAATAAAGGTATCGGAATGGTCAAGGCTGCATGGGCTGCTGCTGGTGCAGCTGTCATCGCGTTTGGTAAGCAGATGATTCAGGCAACCAATAAAATTGGTGATGAATGGGCGCATATGACAGCAAGCATGAGCGCGCGCTGGCAATCTGTTCTTGCAGACATATCCAATTATAAACCGGATTTCACAAGTTTTAGAAACTTCTTCAAAAACGAATGGAAGTGGATTAAAGAAACACTTTTCAATGCGAAAGAAGCCGGTGAAGCAGCAGCGGAAATGTCGAAAGCCTTTGATGCGGAATTTGAACTGACAAATTCGCTAAAGATTCAAAGAGCCAAGATTAGTGGCGAGCTGGCTGATCTGCAAGTTGAAATGCGTAATACAGCGCTTTCTCCGGAAGCAAGAATGGCAGCTGTTGAAAGGTATAAGGCGCTGTTGGAGCCTCTTTATGAAGCCGAGATTGCTACTAGAAAGAATATGCTTGATAAGGCTGTTCAAGCATGGATGGCCGGAAATGGAGCAACAGCAACTACGGAAGAGGTTGTTGATTTCTTTACTCACTATGGTACAAATCCAGCACAAGCAGCAGCGCAACATCCGGAGCTAGCTCGCATATATGAGACTAGGAAAGGAGACAAAGCAAATCAGCCAATCTTTGATGCCATCTATAACCTTACTCAAGCCGAGAATGGCCTTCAAGTAGAGCTTAAGATGGTTAATAGGACAGCTAACTCAATATCGGCTTCTCTTGTTACAGTCAGCAAGGACATTGCAACAATGGAAAAGGAGCTGGTTGAAAATGCTGAACTGATGGCTTATGAGATGTCTGATGACATCTTGCAAGATATAGATTTGACTGACATCAAGATTGAGCCGATTGATTGGAATGCGGTGCTGGGTGACTATGATGCCGAGTTGGATGAATTCTTGGCTAAGTGGCGTGATACGCAGATGGAAGTTGAAATGCTCAATGGCATGATAGAAGGTGCCATTGTGTCATCCATGAGCAATGGCTTACAAGCAATAACCGATATGATGGTAGGCTTGGAAGGCGCGGATGCTTCACAAGTATTGTCCGCGCTACTTCAACCCTTTGCCAAGACTATGACACAAATGGGTGAAATGCTCATAATAGAGGGTGCCGGAATTAAGGCATTTAAAGAATCTTTAAAGTCACTTAATCCAGCCGTAGCAATTGGTGCCGGTGTCGCGTTGCTAGCGTTAGGCGCTGCTTTATCATCAGGCTTGAAAGCACTAGGCTCATCCGCTGGTGCCTCTACTACAGCAAGCACATCCGCTGTGTCAAACTCTGCAATTTCAAGTCAAGAATTTAAATCAGAGCAGATAATATATGTAAAAGGTAAGATAAGTGGCTCTGACATTATTATAGCTGGAGATAATCAAAAAAACAAATGGAATAGATAATGCAAGGTTACGCGCTCAGATATTACAAGACATATGATCTGAATGGTCATAATGTCACGCTGGAAATTTATAAGAAATATCCAGCGGTTGAGTATGCGCCAACACCAATGGAAATTGGTAAGGTGCTGCAAGGCCTAACGCTGAATGTTCAAGGCGAACAGGATGACATTATTTCACCAATAGTTAAGACATCTTTATCTATAACTTTGGCTGATGCTCCAGGAGTTGAGGCTGGAAAAAAGACCGGCAATTGGGAAGAATTCTATACACCGGATTCTACCGGCTATAAAGTTCTACTATATATAGATGGCGCTATCTATTGGAGTGGTTACATAACGCCTGATTCATTCGAAGAAAGCCTGGAATATCATGGTAGTGTGACAATCGTGGCACGCGACAATATAGGACATTTGCAAGATTTTCAATTTGATGCAGATGGCAATGATGAGGCAATGATATCAGTAAAAGACATTATTGATCTCGCGTGGGCGAAAGTCGAATGTCAATTAGAATTGGTCTATGCATCAGGTGCAGATGTAGTGTGGCCAACTTGTGAAGAATATACAGCTTTAGATTGCGTGGTTAATACTGAAGCATTTGCAGAAAAGAATTGGTTTGAAGCGCTGGAAGCTGTGCTTGATTCTTTTGGCCTTGTGTTAAGGTATGTAGGCAATAATAAGGCAATGATAATGCCTTTAAGGGCCATCCCATGTCTTGATAAAGAAAGATTGTCATTAGTTGAGGTTAAAGAGTCATTACTCCAGGCTACAGCACATAGAATGCTGACAGCTGCTTGTAAATCTATAGTGGATAATGTCAATTATGAGCAAGGCACAATAGCAGAGTTTGACTTTGTTTCAGAGGATTACCAGCGCGTAACGCTTAACATTAATGGTAACTCAGTCAATTCATGGGAAACAAAAGCAAAATCCGGTTGGAAAAGGATTGGCAATATAGGCACGATTAATCCATTTGAATTCGGTGCTGATCCAAGATCAGGTGCCAACTATGCTTCGAACACGAATCTATTTGTAAGCGTGGTCAATGCTGTAAGTCCTACTGACTATATTTATACGCAAAGAGTATTTTCTACAGGCGAACAAACGCTAGATGTTAGCTTTACATTTAATGGCGTATTTTACTCTGCCAACTATGGCGGTACATCTATCAATGTTGGCTCTGCCAAAGAGCAAGAGGTATCTTTAAACTATGCCTTTAAGGCTTACATTTGTGATGACCAGGCTAATGTGTGTGCAGTAAAATACTTTGATCCTGACACAAATACATTTGTAGATGAAGAAAAGTATTGTGTTGCATCATTAAGCTATGGCCATTCATCATCGGTGGGTCGGTACGGCCAGCAATCAATCAAAGTAGAACACAGCATTACCATTCCGGCCAACACCGGTACATTTCAATTCAATATATATGGTTTTACCGCCAGCTTGATTGAAGCTGGTGCTGTGCAAAGACCTTCGCGCACACCGATTAAAGACATGATAAATGCCGGTAAAGCATATTGCAAAATAAGTGACTTTGTGATGGAGCAAAAAGAAGCCACATCATATAGATATAGCAAATTGACTAGCATATATGATGAGTCATATAATTTAATG